GCTAACACAACGAAACACCACGGATACTTTCAGCGAGGTTTTCGCGTTGACGATACTGCCTGCCGCCGAGCGAGGGAGACCAAACAACTCTGCCATGGCGTCTAAATTTGTCGACATGATCGTGTCGTTATCGCCAAGTGCATTTGATACGTTCATTGTCGGCTCTTTGCGCGATGGCGGTGCCGACTCAGCCGGTGAGCCAGTAAACAAATTTTTCAAGTTAAACATTAAAACTCCACTAGCCCTTGATCTGAGCCGTCGTCATATTCCGGCACCCACGCCCCAATGAAGGCCAGCAGCAGTGCCACGCCGGTATCAATTTTATTATCCCGAAACTCTTTGACCGGCCGAATGTATTTCCCGTCCATAGTTTCCTTAGCCACGATGTTGCCCATACACCAGGCAAGCACAGGGTCGCCTGTGTGATGAATGCGACCTTGTCGGCACAAGTTTTCAAATTCGCGCATGGCCGGGCTGAAGTTGGTGTAATTCTGCGCCACCTTCACCGGCTCGATGTTGGTTTTGTTTTGCACACGCTGGGCAATGGGAGCGGCACCGGCCGGGTCGTAATACACCCCCGTGATCAGGTACTGCTCGTTGTCGTCAATGATGGCCTGCTCAACCTCTTCATAGTCGATGCTGTCACCGTCACATTCGAGCAAATGCCCGCTATCAATCCATTCCTGATAGTGCCCAAACTCATCCGCTTTGGCGGCAGTGGTATACGTTCTGGCAAAAAAGTAGTAATGCGTTTTGCCGTCGACCTCTTGAGCAAAGCAATCCACATCAGCTGTCAAGTCGTCAGACTCAGACAGGTCTATACCTTTTGTCGCTTCCAGCCCCACGAACTGCGCACGGCTCAGGGCGCTGTCAGCTAACTTGTGCCAAGTCTCCATATTCAGCCAGGTTTCCCTTGCCCCCACCCATATGTTCAGGTGTTTGGTTTTGAATATGTTTTGTTTGCGTGCTGACTGCTTCGCTTTCTCAAGCTCACGAAGCAAGAAATCTTTCTTAACAGAGATCCCGAAATTCGGGTTGGCTTTTTCCAGCGCCTCCACGCTATCCCACTGGTCGTCTTTATCAATGGTATAGATAATGGCGAACATAGAATCGTCATTGCGTATCCCTTCGAGGACTTCCTGACATTCTTTTTGGTGTTGACCACAAGGCCCGAACCAGTTTGCACCGGCAGTAGTGATCACGATTTCAAGCGGTTGTTCACGTGCCCCCATGCCCGTGATCATGGTCTCGCGCTGGTCGTCGTCAGGGTGTTCGTGGTATTCGTCACACAGGTAACAGCTAGGACTGCCACCGTCACCCGGGTTCCCAATCAGGCGTTCAAACTTGCCGCCATCCTTAACGCTTTCTATCCAGCCAGCGTGGGTTGATACACTGAATCGCTTTCGATACGCAGGCTGGCGCTCGGCCATTTTTTTAGCCGGGCCAAATACCTCATTGGCTTGCTTCTGGGTTGTCGCGCCGCAATAGACTTCCGCGCCTGACTCACCATCGTTCGACAGCATATACAAGCCAATCGGCGCGACCCAGGTGGATTTACCATTCTTACGTGGCACATAAATACTGGCAGAGGTAAACCGGCGAAGGTGATTGTCTTTGCGCTTCCAGCCGAAGATTTGTGCGGTGCACCATTTCTGCCATGGGCTCAGTGCAATGTAGCGCTCCGGACCTTTTAAGCTGGCCCACTTCCCCTTAACGTGGGGAAAGGTTTCTATAAACCGAATGACTTTGACGGCCGCGTCCGGGTCAAAGTAATACGGAAAATCGTCATCAGCGACACGCTCTAGATCGCGACTTTCCCGCTGTACAGCTAACCGCTCATACAGGTTTGCTGGCCGTTCGCCAGACAACACCGATTCAGCGTAGTGTTCTATGTCAGCAAGATGATCCCGTGTTAGGGTCGGATACATAGTGATTAATACGGATCATCGTCAAACAAATCTGGCTGCAGATTATGAAAACGCTGGTCAGTGGCCGGACTCATGCCGATTTGATTGACCAATGAGTTCCACTTTCGCCAATCGTCATTGTACTGCGACGCTTCTGGCCGCGTTTTGTGCTGCTCACCATTACGCCCTTCGGTGACATACTTCCAGCCCATGTGGTCAAGGTACGTCAGCTGGCGCTCCATGCGCTCAACCACCACTGCATATTGTTTGAAGAATTCAACAAACAACGGCTTGAAGCGGCCAGCCCGGATAAATTCAGGCATCACACGCAACCAGACCTTGCCCTGCTCTTTCGTCAAATCCTTGGGCCGATGCTTGCGGACCAGGTCTTTGATGTCTTTTTCAGAGAGTGATTTCGCTTCAGTCGAGCCAGGGAACTGATAAACGTTTGAGTCAGCTGACTCGGCCACTTTTGGATAACGTCCGCCCATAATGAATAATTACCTTAAATATCGAACTGATAACCCAAGTGGGTTTTTTCATTTCATTTCAGCTCACGTAAAAATTGGACGGGGGCGGCGGTGTCCAATTTTCATTTCTGAACTTTTGCCACCCCCGGGGGTAAATTTTCGCCCCGCGACTCGAGATAGGTTTTTTCCTTATCGCAGGACTGACAAATGGTTTGATAATCGTCTGGATTGATTTCATCGCCTTGCTGGATGTCTGCACCACCTTGCGATATCGCAATGATGTGGTCGCACACACCGTGATTAGGACCATGCAGGTCGACAGAAACCAACTGACCTTTTGCCAAATGAATTTGACACAGAAAGCTATCGCGCTCGAACACAGCACGACGCAACGTTTGCCAGGCGCGCCCACCACGACCAGAGCGTTGCGGTTTGCGCTTTCGTCCAAACGCCTGACGATGTGGACACTGGTCCTTGGCGTGCACCTTTCTGCACTTGCCACAATAACTCTTAGGTTTAACAGCCATTAGGCAGTACGGTTATTGTCCGAATACTTATCCATATACTCACGCGACTTCACCTTCAGTGGATTGAATAGCTGCTTGAGCTGGAGTGCGGCGTTCTGTGCGATGATGGTGCTGGCCAGTTCGGCACGGTTGATAGGCTTATGAATATAATCCATCACACCCAAGTGAACGCCTTGCACCAATGACTCATTGGTCTGGTCTGCCGTTAAGAACATGATGGGCAGATTAGCGGTATCAGGGTCGGTCTTGAACTGTTTGCACAATTCAATGCCCGACATGTCAGCCATCAACAGATCGAGCAAAACCATGTCTGGCTTACATTGCTTAGCAATAGCGACTGCTTCATGTGGATCCTGCACAGTAACCGTTTCTATGTTGTGAATGCGTAGCGCTTCACTAATGAATTCCAAATCGATTGACGAGTCATCAACACATAAAACTTTAATCACCGCTGCGCTCCTTAAGCAATGCGTGAAGTAGTTCATTTAACTTTACATCCACCTGGTGTGATACATCACTGGTTAACCGACTGAGCTTAGCCATATCACGACGGATTTCGCTATTCTCCTCTTTCACCTCTTTCAGCTCACTACGCAGTGAACCAACACCAGCTATCCACTTGCCCAAACGAACCAGTGACCAGATGCCACCCACCACCATCGCGATAACAGAAAGCAGTACGCCTACCATTTCCCAATTAATAGCCATTATTTAGTAAGCCCCTTTGACTTTTCGATGGTTCTTAGTGTTGCCAAACCCAACAACATACCCACCA